GCTAATTTATCAAGCTCTAGTTCTAAATTAAGAGACCCTAACGCTCGCTGAAACTCAGATCTAATGTAAGGATGGTCTGTTAGATTAGTACCATCGGGTGCATAATATGTAGAGGTACGTAAATCGTAACCACTATCAAATAAGAAATTTCTACCTTTGCTTTGATCTAGGTTAAGACTTATAGGACTAACTGCATTATACGCTCTAGTTAAGAAATCCCAATCTTTTAGTGGCCTACCGTTAAGCATATCATACTTAATAGGTAGCTGTTTAGATGCAAGATTTTCTGTAATTAGGTTTCTATTTCGCACGGACTGTATAACACCTGAGTTTATCTCACGCATGTACGGTGTAAATAATCTACCTAATTCGTTACGTATACCCGCTAGTGGTACTTGGTTATTGATAAGTCCAGACACAATACGACCAGTCTGGCCGGGTCTGCCTGCAAATAAATCAACAAAAGACTGTATACCAGCTAGATATGACTTACTTGTTACAGCCTGAGCTACAACAAGAGCTATTTTACCTAGTTCGTTTTCTGTCCACTCTTCACCCATAAGCTCGCTAGCATCACCTACGTCAGCTATCGTAGACATAATAAGGTTAAATGGCTCAAATGAGTCATAACCTACACGTACAGCACCAAGCTTTATTGTTCTGGGTTCCCACTTACCATCTAACCATAGCTGTCTTTTTTGCCTGTCTACTGGGCCGTTACCGTTAAGATCGCCACGCATCCAAGCTTGTGTAGCCATAAATGTAACAGCAGATCCTATTGCTAATCGTCCTGTTTGTAAAGCACGTGCATTGGCTAGTTCTTCTGCGGTTGTTATACCATACTTAGCTACACTTGATAAGTCATTAGGATTAGCAAATGCTATGTCGTTAAACTCTTTGACTAAGAAGTTAAATCCGGGTGTATACTTACCTGTAAGTGCAAGACCATTTACACCAGTTCTCGCAAATAAGAAAAACGGTTTAGCTAAAGGTGCAGCACTAAACACATCATTAAGACCTTTTGCAAAGCCTGTAAGATCTTGTGTTAGTGTTACTTCTTTACGTGCAAACTTAGTAGCTTCGTCAACAATGTTACCGTTAGCGTCAAACACTTGTGAGTAAAAATCGTCTTCGTATGCTTTCATTAACTCTGGTGTTATTCTTGGTGTTTTGATGCCGCCATCTTGTAACTCAAGAACTCTACGCATTGCTTTTTCACGCATCTTAGCACGGCCTAATATGTATGCAAACGCATCATCGGTTGCAGCCATGATTTTTGTAGAGTATGTTAAGAAGTTTTTGTTGTTCATACTTCTTGCCATATTAGCTACACGAAACGCTGCCTGCTCTCCGGGTGTAGCTCTACCACTGTCTTCTGCCCATCTACGTAGTATCTCCCAGTTATCATCTGCTGCTGTAAACTCTGTAAAACGTGTTTTTATTTGTCTTATGTCACCTTTCCAGTAAGAGTTTAACTTACTTCTAAATATAGTAAATGATTCTGGTATAGATTCTACCATAGCATTGACTGACGCAAGACTAGATCTAACTGTAGATACGTTGCCATCAAACGGTAAACGTAATACAGCACCTAATGCTTGAGCTAGTGGTCTTAAGAATGTTGCAGTAGATGTACCCATAACAGCTCGAATTGGTGTTTTAGGGCCAGATAATATACTATGAGTCATCACACCTTCTAGCTCTCTTATCATAGCACCTGTACGTTCAGTACCACCTTTTTCTAATGCACCACCAAGTATTGTTTTTCTTGCCCACGCGTCGAAGTCATCAAGTGTGTTAACATTCTCCATCATAGAAAAAGCTTCAAACAAAGCTAATAACATATTGTCATCAGGATCATCTTTAGCTATCTTTAAGACAGACATAATAGAGTCTCTAGCGTCAACCATGACTTCCTGTGTAGCTTCTTCGACAGCCTTCTTGCTTTTTTTACCTAGACCTAACTCTCTAAACGAGTCAGACTTAACAAATCTAGCCTTCTTGGTTTCATACAATGCAGTAAGCATAGTATCTACAAGTTGTTTAGCAGGGCCATCTATGTCTTGTATATCAACAAGGTCAGCTATTTCTCTACCAGCTACGCCTAAATCACGTACCTGTTTAAGTAATGAACCGATAACTAAGTCTGCTACAACTACATTCTTAGATGTCCAGATAGTTTGACCATCTACAACATCGTTGCTTTCAAATAACTCTTTTAGATATTCTTGTGGTGACATATCTACGGCGTTTCTGCCTTGAGTTATACGCTGATGTGATTCGATAGCTTCTTTGTATTTATTAACAAGAGTTGTTCTTGACCCCTTAGCTGCTTCTAGTTCTTTGGCAAACTTCTCGCTACTCATCAGACCACGCATAATTCTTTCGACCGTAGCCTCGTCTGTATCGCCTTTTAAGCCTATTCTTTCTCGTTCTACTGGTGTTGTTACAGAACCGGTAGAACCCTCCTCTGAGCCCCATTGAGTACGTGTCTTTGACAACTGCTCTCTGGCTTTCTGTGGTTCTACTTCTGATATATGTGCAGCTTGGTGTGGTTGAGATATAGGTGCATTTTTATCTGCTCTAAACTGTGTTTCACCGTCACGTAGTTGTGCAATGCCAGCCTGTACTGTTTGATCTTCTAGACTTTTATTACGTTTTGTAATCTGTTCTACTACTTTGTCGCCACCTTTCTTTAATGTATACGCAAAACCATCGAAGATTAAGCCTATGCCCATACCTTCTACAATGTTTTTTAGTTTCATTACAACAGGGTGGTCAGTATCTTTGGTAGATATTGGTGTATCTATCCAACCATATCTGTCACGCAAAGCTCCTAGGGCGTTTTGTTCGTCTGATTCTTTCGATACAAGATCAGACACAGCTCCTACAGCTGCACCTCTAACTAGATTGCCTTTTGTTAATGCAAGTAAACCAGCTGGTATAGTAACTACACCTGTTGCTGCGGCAGTCTTAGCTGCTGCGACTGTACCTAAAGCTAATGAACCAAAGTGTACTAAGCCTCGTAGCTGTTTACCCCACCATGTTTTTGTTTCTATTGGATTATCGTATGCACCAAACGGGCTCCAGTCTGGCCTGTATGTACCAGTCTCTTCTCGTTGTTGTTGCATTTCTCCAGACAACGCATCCATAGTACGTTCTGGAAATGTAGCAATAGATGATGCTGTATCTTGAAGTCCGCCAGACAATATAGATTGTCCCTCTTTTATGAGTGCCTTAGCACCCCAGTTTTCAGCGTTTCTAGGATCTTCTTGTTGGTCAAAAGCTACCCGTTCTTCTTGCTGTAACTGTGCCTGTGCGTTTTCAACTGCATCTAACTGTTGCTGTAACTCGTCTGTAAGTTGTTCTGCCTCAGCTGATAAATAATCATCATACTCTTGCAGCCCATCATTTACATTTGAGTAATTTGAATCAGTCATAATTACCCGGGCAAGCCGCCATAAGTTTTTTCAAGTTTTTTCATATCTTCATTTACTTTTTTCTGTCTTTTCTGTTTAGACTCTTGTTCAAACTCACCATCAGCGATAGCTAGTACAATACCGGGTAGTAGATTTTGAAACTGGTTCATAGTTGTACCACGTAAAGCTGGAAATACATCTAATATAGCTTTTATCTCTTCTGCCTCTAAATTAATTAATCTGTCCCATCTTTTTTCACCTTCGTCACCTTGAAATACTGTTTGTGTTCCGCCTTTCTTAGCTTGTATAATAGCACCTCGAGCACTGTTTGTTCTGTTAGCTCTTTGTCGTATAAGTGCGTACACCATTTGACTTTGTGTGTTTTCATCAAACTGAGCATCTAGACTAATTTCGCCTGCTTTTACAGCATCTTTTACTTCTTCTGCACTAAATCCATACAGTCCAAAGTTTGATGCTCCTCTGTTTGCAAACTGTAATATAGTACCAACAGTCAGCGTATCACCATTCTTAGCTTCAAAACCAAAAGCTGGTTGATAAGTTCCGGGCAAGTTACCTTTCTTCATAAAACCATTTAGAACTCCTCTAGCTTTCTCACCTGTTGGATCATCTAAAATAGTGGTATATGTTTTAGTTAAGTTGGGTTTGGCTTCTAAGTAATTTTTATCTTTTAGAGAAAGACCATACTGTGTATCAATTAGTAACCCTGTGGTTTTATCAAGCTCGGGCCTTACTTTTATCAAACCTTCATCAGTCAGACCACCTGTACTAGACAACCTATCATAAGCATACTGACGTGGTGATAATTTAGTACGTTTAGTAACACGGTTGAAATACTCAGGAAAAGGCTCTCCATATAGTAAATGTCTTTTATACTGAGCTAAAGCTCGTTTTTCATGTAATGATATAGGATTCCCTTGATACCTAACTTTATTGACATCATTTGATAAAACTAATGAATCATTATCTATATCGTTAGGTGTAGTCATCTTACCTTTTCTTTTTTCTGCTTCAGTGCCGGTAAAAGTACCAGCTAGTAATTCTGGCACAATAGCATTATATGCTCTCTCAATAGCCTGAGTTTCATCAACACCACCTTCTACAAGATTTTGAACTCTACGGACTAGTTCGCCATAAGCTCTATCTACATCAAACTCATTAGCTCCGGTGTATAGTTCACCTAATCCTTTTTTATAAGCAGTTTGTAAACGGCCTCTAATTTTTGATAACGACTGAGGTTTACCAGCGTTAGGATATTCACCGCCGTTTGTGTCACCTCTAGGGCTGACTTGTAAACCTCTTACATTTATGTTAGGAAACCTTTGTTCAAGCTCAAGAAGTTTTTTTTCTAAAATAGTAGGAGGTATACCTTGTTTATACTCTTGATCTAAGTCGTCTATTTCTCCCTGTGCTTTAGCTGTATTAGTTCTTTTACTTCTTTCATTTTGTATAGCTTTATCAGTCTGTATTTTTTGTATTAAAGAAGCATTAGCATCTATATCTTTAAACTTACCGTCTTTGTATTTCACGCGTGTATTTTTAGCATAGCTAGGTATAAATAAAGCACCGTCAAATAAATACTCTAAATGGTGTACATCTAATCTATTTTGATCTTGTCCTATTTCAGTAGCAACAGTACTAAACAAGTAGTTTACAGCTTCTCTATCTGAGTCAAAATTCTTTTCATTTTTTATAACCTCAACAAGATCATTAATCTCTATACTTAGTCTGCCTGCTTTGTTAGGAGTATAAGGCTGTAGTGTATTTATGATATCTTCTTTTAAGTTTTTATCTACATTAGCTTTGTAGTTTCTATTAGCTGTAGCCTCCCAAGACCGTACATTGTTTTCTCGTCTTTGAACTACATCAGGGTATATCTTCTCGTAAAACAGCTTTCTAAACTCTCTGCTGTTTGTATCTATACCCAGCTGCCTAGCGTTCATAAGCATAGCTGTAATCATTAGCTCGTCAGCTGCGTTATGTAGTTCTATATACTCTTGTATATCTGTAATATCTTGACCGCCGTTTTCATTTATAAACTGCCGTCTAGCACCATAGTAATTGTTATGTAGCTTAGATAGCAACTCACGTGTAGTAGAGCCTGATGGTAACGAAGCACTTCTTACTCTTAAAAAGTTTATTGATTCTTTTGAGTTTTCGTTAAGAAGTTTATTGTTAAATTTAGCATTTTCTAATCTTAGCTTACCTTCTGCATCTCTAAGCTTAGCACTAGAGTTAGAGTCTAGGTAATCCATAGCTTCATTTATCTTGGCTTGAGCCTCTTGCCTTTCTCGAAATACACCTATAGCTTGACTAGCAGATTTAGAAAACTGTGCTAAGTCTCCAAGAAGGTTTAGTGGTCTTTCAGCTATCTCTTTTTGTATAGCTGCCATCTGTTCATAGAAGTCTCTAGTATCCTGTTGATTTCTATTTATCTGCTCATTTACTGCATCTGTTAAATCAGCTTCTGTTTTTGCGTAGTTATCTACACCGTAACCCGGTATTTCGTCACGAGGCTTACCTACGATTGTCTGGAATGATGATGTCATAATTTAAACTATAAATGTGGTAGGTAAAACGGCTTGTCTACCGAAGTTAAATAAACCAGCACCACCAAAGCCGCTGTATATACTTGCTACACTGCTTAATACTTGTAAAGCACCACCTAATCTATTTGTAGGAGGCATCATAACAGGAGCACCATAAGAGGCTGGTATACCAAGAGCTTCTCTAGCATTAGCTTGTTGAACTTGGAACTTTCTTCTAGCACCTTCTCTAGCATAAGCTAAGTTTCTACCTAGTACATTATCTAGTATACCTTCAACTTCTGACTGAGCTGCTAACAACCCTTGATAGTTAGCCATACCAAATGTTCTAGATCTGCCACCTTCGTTGACTGTACCCTTAGATCTAAAGTATCTACGAGCAGCACTTTCTAGTTGTTTTCTACCCTTACCTTGAGCAGCAAGAGCTTTAGCATAGGCATCAGAGTTATCTCTTGATAGACCTATTACATTTCTATTTTGTGCTCTTTCGAGCTGTGTTTCTTTGTTAAAAAACTTTAACTTCTCTTGAGCAAACAGAGCGTCTTTTTCTCGGGCTCTTTGGCGAGCTGCGGCTCTAGCCCCTGCATTAGCGTCTATGCACACGGCAAAATTCTATAAATGTTACATTGTTAGGCCCATGTTTTAACTTACGTAAAAACTTAAA